GGTGCCAATGGTAATGATGGCTTACACTACTAATTACTTATTCATTACATACATTGTAACTTCAAAGCCGAAACGCATTTCAGTTGCTGATGGTTTTGTCCACATGATGTAGTCCTTAATATGTGATAAGCAAGATTGCTTGTATATAATAATCTGCCCAATGTTAAAGACAAGCAATAGAGAAAATCATTAATTAACTATCAAGCATATCTGTTTCGGCATACATACTCAAGTCATAACCCTCAATGCGTATCATGCCATTGCTGGTTTGTATGTAGATAATCTCATCCTCTGCATCTACCTCTATCTCCTCAATCTCTGAGCCAAGAAGTAGATTGCATACATCGTATAGGTCTCTCTCAGCCATCAGTAGTTGTACCTTTCCTTGAGGAACTTAATGCTTACAGCCATCTCATCAAATGACCCATCGTTTACATCATGCAATACATAGAAGCCGCGATAGTGTTGGTTGCCTTGTGGGCCAAGGTAGTCCTCGTTATGCTCATAGCATGACCCACAGATTATGGCTGTCATCTCCTGCCCATTCGCCTTTTTCGCATACGCGATTTGCCTACCCTGTTGGTGGCCTGCGAAACAGGACATGTGTTTCTTTGTGAGTAGAGCGTTAGCAGTTGTGATAGGACGACCCATAGGCCCAGAAGTAAAATAATGGGAGTAAGCAATGCCATCAATAACAACGACATCGAGAAAAGGATATACTTCCCAGTCTTGGTACGGTAAATCGTCAATTGACATCAGCCCTTCTAGTTTACTATCTTCATTGATAGCACGATTGATTCTGTTTTCGTGGTTGCCTAGAGTGAGAACCATTCTAGGTTTGTATTGCTTGTGTTTGTTTTTCTTTGCAGTCTTGTTGTATCTAAAGAGTGGTTCTAGCAACGCATCCATAGCGTCTCTAGCTGCAAATAAATCCTTGGTGTACCTCTTACCCTCAAATGATTTTAAACCTTTGTCATACGTCGACAACGATTCCATGTCCGCGAAATCGCCTATACAAATTATTGTGTCGGGCTGTTTTTCTACAATAAAATTTCCAAGACATTTAAGGAAAGTGAAATCATTACCATCCTTTGCTTGCACATCTGGTATGACTAAGTGGACTGCCATTTATTTTCCGCGAAACATTGCTGCCTCATCCTTGCGTCTATTGTCTAATCCTTTCAAGACTTTACCACCAGCCTTGTTATATTTCAATAAACTTTCAATGGCACCTTCTTTGTCACCACGATTCAGTTTCGTTCTGAACGTACTTCTTTGTAAAGTCCCCAGCCCAAGATTAAAAGCAAAGCTAATGCAACAATCAAACTCGCCTTGTGTAAGTGGGTAAGTAATAAAACGTTCAACCCCTCGTTCAAATCGAGCGACATCTTTAGCGAGTATTGCATAGACTTCCTCTAAAGTAAAAGTGCGATTCCACGAATCAGGTAAAGACTTGCCATCCCCAATGAGATGACCAACGCCAACAGTCCACAGCCCAGCAGGGCATTTATAAGGTTTCGTGCGAACTCCTTCATGGTGGGCTAACATCTTTAAACATGCTTGACTAGCTTTCATTATTTCTTAAACGCCTGACCGCCAAAGTAGAATGCAATAATGCTTGCAAAAATTTGCTGGCTCTCATCATCCCACAATAGATTCAATGCAGTCTCAAAGCCAACGCCTGTGTGGAAAGCATACCAGAAACCAAAGATGTCTACAAACAATAGCAGACCAAACATGCCGTATGTAATACCAGGGCGAACCATAGCGCGAGCATTGATAACCCAAGGACTTGCACCAACAGCAGATGCTGTGTCGTGTGCTAGTAATGCTTCGTGTTGTTTCATTGCTACTTCTTGTGAGCGTACTTCTGCATCTACCTTGAGTTCTTCTAGTCGAATCTCCTCAACCTTTTGAGCAGCAACAAGACCTTCCTTGTGCATCATTAGCTCACGCTCTGTTTGCATTGAAGCTAGTTTAATCTCATGGCTTTTATCTTTGCTGTCTTGCCATGCGTCGAGTAGCTTTGGTAAGCCACCCATCAAGAAAGATAGTACGGTTGAAATCATGGTTAGCATATTAGTTTCCTAGTGGGTTGGTTGATGCTTTCTGCAACGCTTTCATGCGAGCTTCTAAGCCATCTTTAGTTGAACGGATTTCTTCTCGGATGCTAGACAGTGCAGCAGTAACTTCCCTGCCTGTACCATTAGCAGATGCCTTGGCTTCCATTGCCTCACCTTTAGCAGTAGACGCTTTCTCTGACACAGCGACTAGCTGATTAGATGATGCGACCATGCTGTCTTTAACATTGTTGACAGATGATTCAAGGCCAGATAGTTGTACCTTTAAGCGACCTATCTCATTGCGTAACTCTGCATCGTCGTAAGGCTTGGCTTCTTCAATGGCCTCAGTTGCAGCTATAACACGGTTGTATGTCGTTATGCCAACGTAGATTGCCCCAGAGCCTGTCGTTACGATTCCTAAAAGTATCGCCCACATCGTTGTCGGTGAGAAGTTGAAGTAAGAAACTTTGGTTTCCTCTGATGTCATCTGGTAGCTCCTGTGAGTAATCTAATGCTATTGCTAATGTTTGCTCTTGCTGTACGGCTGGAGCATTTAAAATCTCTAGGCTCATTACAAGCCCAAAGCCTGGTACTAACTGTTTACCTTTCGGTACTTCTATCTTGTTGCCTTCTGTCTTTGTTTCCTTGCTATCAGTAGTGCTGGTTGATGATGTTGGTTTGGCTTCTACCTTCGTCTCCACCTTCGCCTCTACCTTCACTTCCTGTTTCGCTTCCACCTTCGTCTCTGTCGCTGCTGGCTTTGTCTCCACTGTCGTAGTCGCCATCTCTGTCTGCATCTGCACACTCTCCATCTGGGCAGTTACAGGTTCTGGTTGCATGACAGGTGCAGGCGCGGGTAACGTTATCACTGATGTCGGGCTGACAGGACTTGTCACATTCTCCACGTTCGTTAGCTCTTGCTTGCATGAGTTGAGTGTCTCTACCCACGGCCCAAAAATAGGTTCCCCGTACGGGTCTGGACAAGTTGAACTTTGCTGGAGCGTGACTGTTCCAGTGTAACCATCTTGACATGCTACTTGCTTTTCTTGAGTAGAGACTTGGCATGTTGCTGGTGCTGGCGCACAACTCCTGCTTGTTTCAAACCACCCACTACTAACTGGGTTTCCATAAGGGTCTGGACAGTTGTTTTCATTTTTGTATGATATAGTTCCAACTTGATTTTTTTCGCAAGGCTCTACTTTTTCTTGAGCGCTGTAATTACATGTTGCAGGGTCTGGCGAACAGTTGTCACTAACTGTAACCCAAGGCCCCATAGTTTCATCAGGGCAGGAGTTACTGCGCATTTGATTGACAGCACCAGAGTAATGCACTGGGCAAGCAAGGCTTTGATTTTCAACGAGCTGCTGACACACAGGTTCAGGAGGGCGACAGATTGGGTCTTGAGGACGGTAAGGACACCAAGCAATTGCAAGAGCTTCTGCGTCAGATATGCCGTAGCATTGGAGATTAGTAACCCAGCCTTCTGGGCTAGGCGTGTAAGTACAGTACCAAGCATGTGCATTATTCGCTCCTATCAGTAACCAAAGGTAAAGTAAATGTCGGGCCATATAGTTCAATGAACCACTCAGGGTGTAACTCATACCATGCTCTCCTTGCTGCATTACCAATAGCGCCACCTATCGGACAAGGTGAACCTGACATCTCCATCGCCATCCAGTTCTCACGGGTAGCTTGACAAGCTAAAGATACTGCTGCTACTTTCAATCCACTGTCGTGAAAGAACTTAGCCCACTTTAACTTGACACAGTTCTGGTCTGTAATCATGGTGCCACCAGCGACAGAAAATACACCACCATTAACTGCGCCACTAACACCAATACCACAAACGTCTTGAGAGAAAGCTGACATCGAAGGAGCCATTGCAGAAGGGACTGGTTGCCCCTTATAGTTAATGGTCGTACTGTCAGCATGTGCATAACTTTGAGATAGCAAGAATACAATGACAAACCCAGCGACACCTAATAGGATTTGCTCTAATCGTTTAAGCCTAGCGTTGATAGTCTCATACCTAAAGGCACAAACTTCTTCATGCGTATTAAGTCTAGCTTCAACGTCGTGTGCGTCTTTAGATTGTGCAAACTGCATTGCTACTCCTCTGCTGGTTCTGGTGTGTTACCCTCGTCAAGCCATGCTAGATATGCTTGGTAGTCTGTGTTGGCTGGGTCGAATGGGATACCCAAAACCTTGCCATCATCGTCAGTACGAGAAACAGCACGAGGCTCACCGTAAGAATTTGCAATCAATTTATAATTAATCATATTATAACTC